TCAATTTGCTCCGATAATAGTCTTAAATGGTATCCGTCGAAGTCAAATTCAACAAAACAATCATGCTGTGGTATAATAGCTTTTCTAAACTCTTCTCCTTTAGGTATAGCTGCAAAGTTTATACTATTAAAAGCATTAGTAGGTCTTGATGTACTGTTGTAAAGGTTATAATATGTGTATGTAATATTATCCTTAATATTATACTTAGGAGTATTTGGTTTAAATAAGTCTACAAAAGGTTGATATACTACTCGAAGTCCGTGTTGTTCTAGTAAGTAAAATACTTTAACAGCCACATCATTATAAAATTTAAAAGTATCTTCTTTAGGTTCTTCTATATACTTCTCTATTGAATCAAATACCTTTTCACTTTGTTCATGTAACTTAGATAGCGGAATTATTTGATTAATATTATCAAAGTCTTTAAACCTGTTATAAAACCAGTTTATTGTTGATATTTTACTTGGAAGTTCTATTTTATCATAGTACCAGAAAGCTCTCCATAAGCTTATATCTACTGCATCTATAAGTGGGAAGTGGTATAATAGGTTTTTCTTATCTAATACATAAATCCTTTTATAAGCTTTTAGGAGATCATATACCTCTTCTTTGCTTACGTTTAACCCTTCGTCATGGTTTATAGGAATAATGTAACCTCCTGAATCATCTAGAGGTCTTATGTAGATTGCTACGGTTGTTGTGAATTTAGGATGAAAATAGTCATTAGATGAAATTACATCTACATAGACATCAATATCCGGGTAACTACGTAGCCTAT